AGTGGTTTGTTATACATCTTAGCATAGTGAGTTTTCAATGTATCATTGAAGGAACTTTTACCTTTACTAGATCCACAACACGTGAGCATAGTAAAAGGTGCCATACGAAATTCACCGGCAGCATCACGAATAATAATATCCGTATACATGCGGCGCAATCTCGATAATGTTGAAGCAACACTATCTTTGGCATCCCCAGATTTTACATATCTGCGAATCTCCTCACCATCCGCAATGGTTTGAATTATATCATTCACATAAACGTGATAATCCATACCAATTGCATCGGGATTAGGGATAGCTGCACTTTTGTCGATAAGATCAAAAGCCTTATCTACCCAGTTACTATAAGTAGTGGGTGTTTGAACAAGAGAATGCCAAGATCGAGTAACACAAAAAGCTGATATTCGCTCGCCAATAAATTGTACAAGATCAACCACAGCTGCAATAAAATCAGTGTGACCCATAATACGAGTCATTGTCTCTGTGATCATTTTCCATAAATCACCAACATTAGCGTGTATTCCCATGGTTTCTAATATACCACCAGAGAACGCAAGTGAAATTACTTTAATGAATTTTATAACAGCTGGATGGGTTCTAAGTGCCTCGTAAGAGGACACCAAATCCTTCAGGACTGTCCAATCTAAAGATTGTGCTACACCATTGGAATCAAAATCAAAAATAGTATCGAAAATGAAAGTACCAATAGGTTTGTTAAAATGTATACGAGTAACGTAATCACCAATAGCTAAAACATCTTGAAAGTCTTGGACTTTAGGTAGACGTCCCAAAACCCACGCCAACGTAAAAAAGATATCCTTAACAAACGTTTGTGTGGAAGGTGATATGTTACCTATATAGTTTTGAAAGCGTTCCGATATTTGTCCAACAAAATCAAGATTGAAGGATTGTAATTCCAAATCTCGTATCCCACGACAAAACAATTCATCACTTTCAGGTAATGTATCACACAGTTTTAATTTACACTCTTGCAAATACATGTTTTGAGTAGGAAATTTACTGCATGAAATTTTGGTTTGTAAAATTTGTTGCTCGTCATCACTAATGTGATGATAAACGGAGTAATACTTCTCCGGGGTATTTGAACATACGTTCAGGGCGGCGATTTTAGATAAGTTTAAAAACTTGTCCATATAGCATAACAGGCCTTGCAAATCTATATCAATTCGGTCCTTAGGCTCATCTAGGGACTGGGTGAATTTTACCTTGACTAACATCAACTCCGGGTTCAAAGCAAGGTACATGAAAGTATATTTTATTATATAAGGAAAATAAAGCTAATTGGCCATCCTAAGTAAGCACACCGCGCGTGAACAAAGGTGGGATCTCACAAGATATCCTAATAATTTTATTAATAATTTCAGTGTCAACACCGTAATTTGCAGAATATTCATAACTGAATATACAAGAGTGCGTGATAAAGTAATAGAGCTATTTCAGAGGCCTTGCAAGGGCCCCGTACTGAAGTCATCTTCACTACGACTATACATTTTGAGAAGTATTGATAAACTCTTCTACCACCATAATTTCAGATAAAAAACGCCAAATATCTGTAATATATGGATGGTAGGTTGCAATTAACGTGCAAAGTGTGATTTTAACCTATCACAAGGGGAATCTGTAAAATGTTTCGAACCCGAAACATAGTAAAAGGGTCGAGACACTTGGTCTCTTACACGTGAGCAATGGTCACGCAGCTGTCCCGTTAACACAACTAACAGCTTAGTTGATGGGGTAAGG